CCTGGCTTAAGTAATCAAGGAGATTCTCAAGCAAAAGCAAACTATCTACTTTCTATTGCTGGACAAAGAAAGGATTGCGTTGCTTGCATAGGACCACATAGATCAGATTTGATTGGTATTACTAATACTACAACTCAAACTGATAACTTAATTAAGTACTTTAGTCCTCTATCATCTTCATCTTACGGTGTATTTGACAGTGGTTATAAGTATACTTACGACAGATTTAACAATCAGTTCCGCTACGTTCCAACGAACGCAGATATTGCGGGTCTGATGTGTCGTACAAACATTGTTGCTTATCCTTGGTTCTCACCTGCAGGACAACAACGTGGTATTATTAACAATGCAATTAAACTTGCATATAATCCTAATAAGGATCAAAGAGATAAGTTGTATCCTCTAAGGATCAACCCAGTTGTCACTCAACCTGGAATCGGTACTCTTCTCTTCGGAGATAAGACTGCTCTAGGATATGCATCTGCATTTGATAGAATTAACGTTCGTCGTTTATTCCTTACTGTAGAACAGGCACTTGAGAAAGCAGCAGAAGCTCAACTCTTTGAACTCAACGATGAGTTGACCAGAGCGAACTTTAGAAACATTGTTGAACCTTATCTTCGTGATGTTCAGGCAAAGAGAGGACTCTACGGATTCCTAGTTGTTTGTGATAGCACAAATAACACTCCTGACGTTATCGATAATAATGAGTTCCGAGCAGACATCTTCCTGAAGCCTGCGAAGTCAATCAACTACGTAACTCTAACATTCGTCGCAACGAGAACTGGTGTCTCGTTTGATGAAGTGGTCGGCAGAGTTTAACTTTAATATCTAAATAACAACAGGAGGATCTAAGAAAAATGGCATCAACAAGAGAGAATAAGACCATCTCTAGCTTTAAGTCAGCACTGATAGGCGGCGGTGCAAGACCTAATTTATTTGAAGTTGAACTAACCACACTTCCAAACGGAGTGGAATGGGATGCTGACAACTTCAGATATATGTGTAAAGCATCATCATTACCTGCATCAAACATCGCTGCAATCGATGTTCCGTTCAGGGGTCGTATTTTTAAAGTTGCAGGAGACAGAACCATTGAAACATGGTCTGTAACCATCATCAACGATGAAAACTTTAAACTTAGAAATGCATTTGAGGAGTGGATGGAGCAAATTGCTAAGTTGGATAACAACTTAGGTGCTACTCTACCAGAATCTTATATGACCAATGCCACAGTTTATCAACTGGGTAGAGGTGCTACTAAGAGTAGTACAGATTCTAATGGAAATGCTAATGCTGTTCTAAAACAGTATGAGTTTATTGACATCTTCCCAACAAGTATCTCTGCAATTGATCTTTCATACGATTCTTCAGATGCAATAGAAGAGTTTACCGTAGATTTCAACGTTCAGTCTTACAGTATAACTGGGGCTGGCGGTTCTAATGGGTAACTAAATAGAAGAAAGATATTAAATCATGGCTAAGTTATTTGGGTTCTCGATAGAGGACACCGAACCACTATCTCCAACGACGGTTTCCCCTGTTCCTCAAAATGATGAGGACGGGGTTGACCATTATATGAGTAGTGGTTTTTTTGGTTCTTATGTAGACTTAGAAGGTGTATATCGTACTGAATTTGAATTAATCAAAAGATATCGTGAAATGGCACTTCATCCTGAAGCGGATAGTGCTATTGAAGATATTGTAAATGAAGCAGTTGTATCAGATACAAATGATGCACCTGTTCAAATTGATCTCGATAATCTAAATGCTAGTGATGGTATTAAGAAAAAGATCAGAGATGAATTTAAATTTATTATAGATCTTTTGGATTTTGATAGAAAAGCACATGAGATTTATAGAAATTGGTATATTGATGGTAGATTATACTATCATAAAGTAATTGATTTAAAGAAACCTGAAGAAGGTATTCAAGAATTACGTTATATTGATGCATTAAAAATGCGTTATGTACGTAAGGAAAAGAAAGTTGAGAAGGATAATCTTGTAGTTAATACAAGACTTGCAGGGGAAGAGAATCCTATGCAGGAATTACCATTCCCACAACTAGAAGAATACTTTATTTACAATCCTAGAACTTCATACCCAACTGGAAATCAAAATGCTACTGGGGCTAGTCAAGGAATTAAGATTGCCAAAGATGCAATATCTTATATTACATCTGGTTTGGTAGATAGAACGAAAGGACAAACTCTTTCTTATTTACATAAAGCAATCAAATCACTCAATCAATTAAGAATGATTGAGGATAGTCTTGTAATTTATCGTTTATCCCGTGCTCCCGAAAGGAGAATATTCTATATAGATGTAGGTAATTTACCTAAGGTCAAGGCAGAGCAATATCTCCGTGACGTAATGATGAGATATCGTAACAAACTTGTCTACGACGCATCTACGGGGGAAATTCGAGATGACAAGAAGTACATGGCGATGCTGGAAGACTTCTGGTTACCTAGAAGAGAAGGAGGACGTGGTACTGAAATTTCTACTCTTCCTGGAGGTCAAAACCTTGGAGAGATCACGGATATTGAGTACTTCAAAAAGAAATTATATAGGTCGCTCAATGTACCCCCATCAAGAATGGATGGAGAAGGAGGATTTAATCTTGGAAGATCCTCAGAAATACTAAGAGATGAGTTAAAATTCACTAAGTTTGTAGGTCGTTTACGTAAGAGATTT